TTTTTGTGAATATAGATACGTTCCGTTGCCCGTTGGTATGCTTGTTTCAGTCGTGTCGTTTATTGTTGAGTTTATAAGATAGTTAGTATCTATTGAGGAAACACCAGCATTTGCATTATTGGCTGTCGCTATATTTTCAGCCACATTATGCCCGCATGGTGAAAGTGTATTAAGGGTAAACCCCAATCCATAAGTTAGGTTGTTATTCATAACCGAATCGCTTAAGTAATTATTTGGGCAACTTACAAACGAAATCCCAAATTTATCATTATTACTACAGAAGCAATTAAATATACTTCCAAATTGTGTTGCGGTGATTATTCCGTCATTAACATTTCCGACATTAAAGCAATTTGAAAAAGTTATTCCCCGAGAATATAAATAAATGCCCTCCTGATATCTAACGAAAGAAATATGATTAATGATGGAATAAGTCTTGCCATTAGAATAAAGTCCCCACCCCAAACCAGTCAAACCATCAAAAAATGTTTCACCCGTTTGTAAGGTAGTTACCCTATCATATCCACCCTGATATTGTATTTCACTACCAACAGTCCCACTATCTTGTAAATTTTCGGTGACTCCCGTTGTTGTTCCCAGTCCAACGTCTGTTTTTATTGTTTCTCTGTAGTAAAATGGTGCTAATTCAGGTGATGTTCCTGATGTCCAATAACCCCTACCTGCATTAGCTAAATTTTGCGGACTATTATCTATCAAAATTGTTGAACCAACTATGCTTTGAATCGGATACCACCCCTCCATTCCGCCCTGTTCTGCTGAATTTTTAGAAATCAAACTTTGTAGGTTTAAACCATTAGAAGTTGTTACTAAAAAGTTGTCCAACTGATTGACGAAATTACCCAACGGCACTGTAGAACCAGTGTAGAAAGCTATAGATTGTATTGGACTACCGAGATTGCCGCCGCCCTCTTTAGTTAAATTAAGTGGTTCCCAATAACAAGGGGTGTTGCTTCCTGAGGGTATCTTGAAGTAATCAACTGGCGTGGCACCAGCAGTATCTGAGCATAAGGTAATATAGAAGTTATCTGCCATTATTGCACTGCCGAGGAAATTTTTAAACCAGAAAGTTAGTTTCTGGTAACCCGACAAATCAAGTCCGCTGGGTAGTGTGTAATATCCCATTAAAGAGTTTGCAACTGGTGATGCTGGTGTGATTATCCTCACGGCACTCCCGCCTTGTTTGCATACTGTTTGTAGACTACATGTTCCGCTAACGGCAGTCCAAGCCAATTCGCAATTAGTTATGGTAACGAGGGGAGCCGAATCTAAAATTACTGTTTTTGATAAACTTGTCCAAGTGGCACTACCTAATTGTATCGGTGTCGGGCTTTTTGCTATTCTTATTATATCTCCTGGTGCTATCCTTGCGGCTGTGGCTCCAGATGTAATTGTCCTCCAAGCGTTGTCCCAATCGCTACCGCTATTGACATCATTTCCGCTTATGTAGTCTATGTAAAATATGCTCATTAGAACTCCACTCCGTGACAAACCATATTCAAACTTGGAGCACCGCCTGTGCTCCCAGTCCAGAATACATTAACTGGTATCCTATCTACGTAAAAGGTAAACAAAGTTGCATCGTTGCCGATGGTTGCGTTCAGTTTGATATAGAAACTTCCTGCTTTTAACTTACCTACATTCCAAGGAGAGCCTGGAGTCGTGTTTGTTATATCGACAGTCCAGTCCGTGTCCGTTGTAGGCTCGTCTGGATTGGTTACCTCCGTGCTCCAAGTCGCTCCAGAATTTGTTGTGTATTGCAATCCTAAGACACCTATTATAGATACGTTTGTGCTTAGTTTGAATCTCGGTATGACTATAACTGAGCCGACTGTGTCTGTTGAAGCCATCGAACCAGTGAAGTTATATGTCCCCCAGCAACCAGAGGCAGTCGTGTTTTTAGCGAGTGTAGCCCAAGAGGCATACTCAGCATCAGCACCAGTCCCGAAAGCACTGCCTGGATTGCTCCACTGTGTCCAGCCGCTTCCAGTTGCTCCGAAATACCAGCTACCCGTCGTCATATTTTACACCAGTCGTTATATCCCTCGCACTATGCCATGTTTCGGGAGGATACTCAACCTCTTTAATATTTCCTATCGTTATAACTATAAGGGGGATGTGAATATCTACATATCTCAACCAGAAATCAACATGGATTCCCAACGAAAATCCTATATTAATTCCGTATTGAACCATAAAATAATTTCTTTTGTAAACATTCCATCTCATATCAATCACGAGAAACTTGAAGCACCTTGCCCATAGTAATTAGTTCCGTCACAATAGAATGAAACTATATCTAAAACATTAAGTGTCTGTGAGTTTACGAACTTAGTCCCGCCCTGCCATTTGATTAAAGTAGTGTTGTAATCTGCTGTGAAAGCACCACCATTCTTTAATCTAAGTACATAGTTTCCCACGCTTCCGTTAGTGAAGTTGAATGTAAGTCCCCCAGATACTAATACTAATTGCTTGTTTCCGCTTGCCCAATTTATTACTACTGGTGAACCGATTAGAGAGCCGTTGTTGTATTCTGAATCGAAGTAAACTCTTTGATAGATTCTCGGGTTAGCCATAGTTCCAGCGAATGAACCAGTCAACCAACCAGCATTAGTCGGTGAACCTATCAGTCCGAATGTAGTCCCCGATTGAATGCCCCACAGACTTCCAGTTAAAGAAGCACAAGTTGAGGGAGAACCAACGGCACCAGTAAATGTCCCGAAATTTGCTCCACTTGAAAAACCAACGAGACTCCCGACTATACATGCCGCATTAGTCGGACTTCCAATCAAACCCCAAGTTGTTCCAGACTGAACTCCCCAGAAACTGCCAGTTATAGACGGTGCGGCACAAGGAGATGAACAAGTTCCCAAGAATGTCCCTGAAGCGTTTAATATTGCTGGAGAACCTATTACACCATATTGAGAACCAACCATCGTTCCAGAAGCTGAGAAATTAGATACGTTTAATGAACCAGCGTATGTTCCAACGTTGGTTGTCTTTACATAAGTGAAAGCAGAAGCACCAGCCATGGTTCCCCCATCATTAAATTGGAAAGAGGTAGTCGGGTTTGCACCACCAGCCGCTATCGCTGAACCTGCCCACAAACCATCGTGTATACCTGTAAATGAACCCGTTGCGAGAACTACTAAAGTGGGCGAACCTAATGTCTTTGAAGTTAGTGTCTGTGCTGAGACATCTATGATAATCGAGCCATCGGTTCCTGGGAATGTATAAGTTGAAGTTCCGCTACCTAAGAGTGTTATATCAGCACCAGAAATGTATAGAGTCCTTGCTGTTCCCGTTCCTCCCTGTATTGCAAAACCATCTGTTGCGTTTGTAAGTAAAAGAGAAGCGATTGAAGTAACACCAGTGGTTCGGTTATATGTCATTAACGAAGCTCCCTCAAGTGTTGTCGAGTTAGCATATTGGAAGCTTGTATCTGGGGTAGCGGCACCAGCTACGACTGTCGAACCTGCCCATAAGCCAGTGTAAACTCCAGTAAAGCTTCCAGTTATTTGAGTCGCCGTTGTTGCTTTAGTTGTCTTGTTATAAGTCAGTCCAGACGCCCCAGCTAAAGTTGTTGAATCGGCAAATTGGATAGAAGTATCTGGACTTGCCGCACCCGCACTTATGGAAGAACCTGCCCAGAGTCCCGTATGGATTCCGATAAATGAACCAGTTATGCTTGCCGCAGTGGCTGGAGAACCGATTGTTCCAGATAATATAGAACCTGTGAGAACCCCGCTTCCAGTAAATGCTCCCGTGTGAACTCCAGTTAAAGAGCCAGTGAGATTACCAGTGAAGCCTCCGATTAATGTTCCTGAACCCGTTATAACTGCGGGAGAGCCAACTATGCCATAAACCGAACCAATAAGAATTCCACTTCCCCCGTGCTGTCCGACAAAACTTCCAATACCCCAGAAACTTCCTGTCGCTGATTGGATTAAAGTGGGTGAACCAAGTGTGCCAGATAGTAATGAACCAGTTAGGATACCACTGCCTATGAATTGTCCAGTATGAGCACCAGCGAATGAACCTAATCCCCAGAAAGAACCTGTTGCTGATTTTATAGTAGACGGACTGCCGACAATCAAAACGCCCGAGTTTAGTAATCCGCTTGCCCATAATGCAGTTCCGCTTCCGTATGTAGCCCGTCCGTCTACCGAAGTAACAGTTCCCGATAACCCGACAAACCCGCCGCTCGTCCACTGAGCCGTTCCTGAAGCATAATTAGCGATTCCTAAAGTAGTGACACCAGCTCCAGATACAGTAATCAAAGCACCACTAACTCCGTCAATACGTCCAGTTTGTGTATAAAGTGCTCCAGAGGTTGCGAGTGCTAATCCAGATACGTATTGTGCAGTCCCACTTGCGTAGGTTGCTATTCCAGTTGCGGTTACTCCAGCACCCGAGACAGTTACTAATGCTCCGCTTACACCGTCAATCCTTCCGATTTGGGTGTATAATGCCCCGCTTGTAGTGATATCTATGATATTGCTACCGCTCCATAATCCAGTATAAACTCCTATGAAAGAACCAGTAACGCTTGTCGCTGTTGCTGGGCTACCTATTTTTAAGATTCCCGAATTTAACAATCCAGATGCCCAGACGACTGTTCCTGATGCGTAAGTAGCCACGCCAGAAGCGGTTGTTATGTTCGTATTCTGTGTCGCATTTACGCCCGATATGGTAACTATGTTCCCAGATAGAGAGTTAGTAGTTCCACTGAGTCCCGTGAAATTAGTAGTTAGCGTATATTGTGCTCCAGATAAAGATACAACGGTGCCAGACACCCCGATTAGATTAGTATTGGTGGTTACGCCTGCCCCAGAAACCGTAAGTAAGACACCAGAAGCAGCGAGAGCGGTTCCAGAAGTAGCATTAATCAAAGTAGTCATAATGTTCCATTCTGAACTTGCGATTATATCCGAACCCGCTTTAGTTGTATCCCAAGCCATATTATCCCCTTAGAGCATACTTAATTGCATTATGAATTATATATTGTCCTCCCTGATGATAAAATCTTCCTAATGAATCCTCTCCAACAAAACCGTATTCTATCCTTGGAGCATAAGTAACGTTATTGAATATGAAATAACCATCTGAATCCTTATCATAATCATAAGCCGCAATCAATCTGCCCGTTTTGACTGGGGTGGGTGGATGCTGTCGGCAACGAACCTTTGCCTTGATTGCTATTAATTCCCCGAGTTGTTCCTCGAGATTATGTATATCTTTTTTATCAAATTTTACTTCCAAAACTCTCACCATTCTTTTTAATCGCTTCTCTTCTGTCTCTGAGTTCGGCTATCTTGCCTTTATTCCAGCCGTCTACTTTTGAGAAGAATCCAGTTACTCGAGTCATGTGTTCTATATTATTTGAACCGCAACAAGGACATGGCATTTAATCACTCGAAATCATAATTCTTAACCAAGAACGCTTTATATCCCCATTCTACCCCAGCACGATGGATTGGTTTCCTACCTTTCACTAAATAGTCGTCGCCCTCGAATTCTAATATGTCGTTATTATAAAGAGAACCAGTTGATTTGAAAGTAATGATTAAGTTATCTATATTTCTTAAACCTTCTGGGTAAAGTTCAAGTCTCTTAGTATCGAGATGATGAACTAACCCAGACATAGCGAGGGAACCAGTGATTGTTCTTGTTCTTTCGCTCCACTTATTAGAACCAGTAGTAAATGTCTTTTTCCAGAATATGTGCCCTTCTGTATCTATTATGTTGTCAACATCTGTCACAAACCCCAACTCTTCTTGAACGAAATACCGTGATTCTGAATAATGGATTTATTGAATTCCTTCAGCCACCGTGTCTCCTCAAGATAAGCGAGGTTCATGCCTTCGTCTGAGAAATCGGTTATGTTGCCTTTCAGTCTCGTCTCGCCAAGATGTGCTGCGTAAAGGGCTGAAAGGAATTGTTTTTGTGCTGCGGTTGCGGAGACTATGCCGAACGAGTCGACTTTTGAATCGGAGAAAACAATCAGACTGCCTAAAACTGCGTCCGTTATTGTCCCTGAAGTCCAGCCAGTGAGGTTTCTTACATCATCGGCTGTTGCATAAGCCATTTAAATCCACGTCAGCATGAATTTACCGATGTGAGTCCCCGCCGCACCCAATCCCGAACCAGCTATGTATAATGTCCGTCCGTCTATGTAAACTGGAACGATATGGGTTCCGCTTGTTGTTGCCCCCGTTGAGTCCTGAGCGTATGCCGCAAGGTAATATCTTTGTAATTTTGTTCCTGATGCCGCAACTAATACTCCTAACTGACTTAAAGTAGTTCCAGAAAATCCGAAGAACAAAGAACCGTTCTCAGCCACTAAGCCGATTCCAGTCCCTGATGTTCCTGCGTTTATCTCGAAGTTAACCAGCTTTCCAGTTAATACTCTATTCGCATCGGAGTAGACTATGAATGCCCCACTTGCTGTCGCACAGTTCTGAGTTGCATAGATTCTTGTGCCCGAACCTGTATTCTGGATAAATGTATACGTCTTTACATCTTCCCACATATACTCACCCTTAGCGTTTTCCGATTGCTAACCAGTCGAATGTATCTGCTGCCGCTTCTCCAACTGCATAGAAACTTCCAGCGTTTGTGCTCCCAGTGAATATCAGGACAGTTTTTGCCGATGTTTTGTTGTTCTGTGCAAATACTATTGGTGCTGCCGCAAATGGAGAGCCGAATGCTACCCATAAGACTGATGCCGCACTAAGTGTCGCACCCGTTCCGTATTCTATTGCCTGCGGTGAATGTGCCGCTGGACTCCCCGTTCTTATTACGGGAACTCCAGAACCACAGTTCACTGGCAATACAGCTGCTGAACCTATTTCAGAAGTTCCAATTTGAGCCGCTCCCGCTACTAAGACTGCTACGCTACCTGTTTCTAAGATAGTAAGATTTGCTGTTCCTAATCCATCCTGTAAATTTGTCATGTTCTATCCACCCCTAAGGATTTACGAAGTGACTATCTTCGCAATAGCGTCTGCTCTTAATTGTCTATATACAATTCTTTGCGTTACAACGGCTCCGCTCAAATCATGAACCTTGTCGTCATAGTTCTCAACAGTTACTGGACGTTTTTCTGCAACCACGTAGGCTTGTGTCGGGTCTACAATATACGCATATTTTGCATAAGTTGTCGACGGTGCTGAGTTTGTCTCGAATCTCACAATCTTCATACCAAAGATTGTTCCAACGAGTCCATTCTCGAACGCTTCCCTTGTCCCGAGTTTGTGTGCCTCGACGAAGGTATCTATGTTCCTCAAATCATTAGCTACTTCCGTTCCCACGAACATTACCTTAGGTATGTAAGATTCGTCTTCGAGATACTTCATACCAGCCGTTATGTCTGAGATTGTCATAGCTGTTGCATTTGAGACTGTGTTTGTGGCATTATCGAGAGCATCCTGCAATAACAGTTTGTCCTCGTTATAAGCCATATAGAGTCCTGCCTGAGTGATGTTGTGAGCCAATAAGTCCCACTTTGCGTCCTCTTTCATTTCCTTTGTCATGAGGATTCTCAGCCCGTATTTAACTGGTTTCATGTTAAATGACTGATATGTCTCAAGAGTCAGGGGAATTGCAGCACCCTCTGATACCTTATGCACTTTCATGCTCTTCGGGTCTACAGTGTCTATATCGACTGAGCTACCTTTTATTCCCGCTCCGCCAATTACTACTGCTGCGAATTGTCTTCCAATTCTCGTCCTAACTACGGGGTCGATTAAAGTGTCATAAATCGTCTTTTCGATTAATAGACTACCTTCTGTTCCTACCGCAGTAGTTAAGAGTTCTTGTATTGTTTGTGCCATGTATTCTCACCTTATATGTTTAATCTTATTGCAGCGAATCCTGCTTCACTTGCAGATGACGTGAGTGCCGTTCCTATCGGGAAACATGAACCTGCTCCCGCAGTCAAAGCCTCGACACAGCAGTTATTGTAACTAACTGCTCCACCGACTCCGTAACCTACAGCATACACTCGCTTCCCTGCTAAAACCCCGTTGCTTCCAGTAGGCAGCAAAAATACTCCCTCTTGTCCAACGGTAACTATATTACCGCTTGAAGCATTCGTTAAGGCTATACCAAGGCACTGTTGTTTTATGGTTGCATCGTTTGAACCTGCAATTACTGACACGGTTGTCGTTGCGTAGGTTGATGTTCTCGAACCTATCGTTCCGAAAGTCGTGTTACCTGAGACTGCTACAACCAAGTCACCTGCGAGAATGCTCCCGCCTGCTTTGGCTGTTAGGAATCTTTGCTGGTCTTGCACCATCAATAAACTATCGTATGCCATTTCTATCCACCTCTAATCTGTATCAGTTCGGCTGCGTTTTTCGCCATGCCCAACTTCTTGTCATAGAAGGACACCCCTTTCGCTGTCCTTTCGACAATAAAAGTATCACTGATTTTGTTTTCTACTGCTACCTCTCCTTTCTTTCCCATTTCTGTAGATAACAGCTTTACCTGTTCCTCGAGTTTCTTATTCTTTTCCTCGAGTTCTTTTAATTTTGCTTCATCCATATCGATTACCTCTTTAATTTGTATTTCTGCATTATGTCTAACCTTTTTCTTTCTGTAATATTTCCTTCCGCCACCATGACATTCCTCTGCGTCTGGGAAAGCGGATTCACCAAATTCGCATCCGCAATCATCACAAATAACCCTCGCAGGAGAACCGCCAACGTGTAAGTTCGTTCCACCGCAGTCTGGACATTTCATTCCCTTAGCCAGGTCTGCGGGAGTTACTTCCTTAGTTTTTGCTGATTCTTCCTCTTCCTTCTCTTTCTCTGGTTTCTCACTCGGTTCTTTCGGGGGAAATTCTGGCTTTTCTTCTTCGCCTTCCTCTTCCTCTTCTTCGGGTTCTGCTGGTAATTCGGGTGTCTCTTCCGATGGTGCGTGTAATGCCTTTAATCGCTCGATGTCCGCTTGAATTGTTGTAAGCATCTGTAATATCTGAGCCATGTCGCCCTCTGGCATTTTTTTCTCTTCTTTGGGTTTCTCTGGTTCTGGTTCCTTCTTAGGTTCCTCGTCCTGTTCCAGTTTCAGAGCCTCAGCAATAGCACACTGAAAGTTATTGGCTACTAAGGAAGCATTAGGCACTCCTTGAACTGCCACTAATGATAGTTCCATGAATTCCAATCCAATAGCGGTTGCAAATTTCTTTCCGTCTGCTTCGGTTTCTTCTAATTTCTCAACCCTCGCTCCGATTGAAACTGTATTGATTCTGCCGTCTTTAATCATTTCTTGGTATTTTGGTTCCATCACATCTGCCTCATATTCGATTCTTTTTGCAGTCGGATTATAAGTTGCCTTCGTTACCCTTCCGACTATGGAATCGATTGAGTTCTCATGGTTTTTTAGTAATGGTTTGCCGATTAAAGTATGTGCTGACTTCTCTAATTCCTCGCCCTTGTAGAATATGTCGTTGTAAGAAACAGTCTCGTCTACAGCTACGCCATGAATTCCTAATCCAGCTTCTTGTATCGGTGCGTAATAATTAATATTCATCATTCGCTCACCTGTATGTATTCTAAATGTTGCCTCGTCCTGTGAGTCGCTGCCCTCTTACCACGTTCTGTCCAATCGTAAACTTTGATGCCCAATCTGTCTGCTTCCATACCGTAGACTTTATTCTGGAGTCCTTGTAGGTTTGTTTCATTATTGGATTTTGTTAATTGCTGAGTCATGTGATTATAGAAGTCGCCAGTGTTAACTACATCTTCATTATCTAAAACCGTCTTACCTGAGTGGCATTCGTGGATTAAATCTCCACTATCAGAAGCAGTCCACTCGAGGCAACGTGGGCAACGAATCATGATAGTGTTTTAGAAGGAGGTTATATTTATACGTTTGCTATATACTCAGTTAATTAATAGGTTTACTTGTTTGGCGGATAACTGATTTCATCTGGCTCTTTTGCTTTCTCTTCAACTATTTTTTCCAATTCAATTCTATTAGTCATCTCAGTTTGAACGCCACGTATCTTGAATTGTTCGTTCTTATAACACTGATAACATAGTAATTTGGTTCCGTCAACGTAGGATGCTACCATTATCCCGTTCTCTTTCTTGCATATCTCGCATTTCGGAAACTCTAATATTGTTTTCGGTTCTTCCATTTTAATCACTACTTCAACCATTATACCACCGCATTCCAGTAACATCTACAGTTGGGGTGCTCTGGAATAAGTCCCCTTGCCTTTTCTATCGGATATTTCTTTCCATTCTGTTTCTTACATACTTCGCAAGTTGTAGGGGTGATTGGGGTTGTCCAAACGACTTCCTTGACTAAATTCGATTCCTTATACCTGTTTAGTTCTCCTTCTGCTGAGGCTCTCGATAGTTCAGTCCTCGCAACTACTTCCGCCATGCTCTTGTCCTTTAGATACGGTTTGATGTCTTCGGCTACCTTATTGACTGAATAGCCCTGCTTAAATGCGTCCTTGAGTGTCTCCCTGAACTTGTCTACCATTCGCCTGTCTAAACTTGATATGTCCTTGAAGTCTCTCTTTTCCAAGTAATCGAGTATGTGCTGTAGGTTACCACTGAATTCATGGCATAACCATTCCCTTAAAGTTATATCCGCAGATTCTTTACTACCGAAAGGAAATTGGGGTGGTTGTGGTTTATTGAGCATAGTTGGTAATACTTGCCCCGTGAAATCCAATAACGTTCTGATTCTGTTTTCAATATCTGTTTTCGTTAAATCGGAAAGACTTGTCGTATCTAACAATAACTTAAGCATATTGATTTCCTGTTCCTTAACGAAATCTGGCATTCCCCAAACGAACTCATAGTCATAGTCTGAACGTGGGATTTTAAATAGTCTTAAGTGCTCTGTTAGTATCTTCTCACATAACGTTGCTTTGATTGAATCTTGGATGGCTTGGACTCTGAGCAAAAATGTTTTCATCTGAGCGTTGGCTAATCCTTCTGGGACATTACCCTTACCGAGCAATACCTCGGGCACTTGTAAACCATAGATTAACTGATTGTCGAAGTGCTCAAGATAAGGTAATTCACGTCCTATGTTGATGTCGATTGGAGTAATCTTAACCAAATCCGAACTTATGAAGTCGTTCCTGTTTTCTAAAGTCGTAGCGTCTGCGTAAACCGAATCTAATTCTGTTGCAGTTGCTTCTATGTATTGTCCCCCACGTTCCCCACCAAGTTGATAATGAATCGGGCATGCGGCTTTCTTGTGGACTACCTTTGCTGAATCATTCTCTATTTGGAGTTTAGTCATTAATACCTTCCTAAGCGACTCTATTGCAGATACGCCATAAGGCAAGTCTCCGAGAATTTTGAATTTAAAATGGACTATCTCACTTGTTTTGAAATGAACGTCTTTAGATTTCCCAACGACTTGGATATACTCCATAGTCTCGCCCTTGTCGTTCATCTTGATAAATATGTTCTTGGGACTCCAGACTTTAAGTTCGGAGATTGATATAGGTATGGGTTCCCTGCTATCCATGGCTTTGACTATCTCGACATAAACGTTACCGTAAACCAGCAAGTCGTGGGCAATATTCCTCAAAAATAGGTTGAAATTATGCTTAACCATGAAGTCTTCTAATGCTTTCTTTGTTTGGGCATTCTTGGATTCGATATAATAACCCGAGCCGACTACGTAATCGACTGTCTTATCTATAGCACCAGCGAGTAATGGAATACCGAATACCATCAATTCGTTGTCTTCATACTTCTCTGGGTGTTCTACTCTATTGTCAGTTCCTAATTTTATTGTGTTTAGGTTTGGCATTCCCTTTAATGTTTCCTGAACTAAATTAGATGGTGTCTTATAAATGTGAATTTCCTTAATAGTTTTAGGAGTTAGAAACCTATCCCATATTGCCATGATATCATCTCGGTATATAGTTTAATCGCAAGTAGTATATAAATTATGCGGTGGAGCGAGAGAAAATATGCTTAGTTGTGGGCATTCTCCAAAGGGCAATAGCTAAAGCGTCTGCCCAGTCGGGTGAGTCGGTTACATCGTCAGTGATATCCGATTTGTCCATTATCGATATCTTTTGGTTGCCTGAGAACTCGTATCTTAGTTGCGGTATTTGAGATAAAAACCTGTCTAAATGCCTTCCTTCTACTGATTTGTCGAAAAGTATCCTGTTGGTTTCAAACAAAACCCGCATATTCCAGAAGATTTGTGCCTTTAGATTGCCGAATTTGACATCGCTACTTGCCGAACCGAAGTTGACTGGAACTATCTTATTCGATAGATAACTGTGCTTTAACGATGTAGTTACTCCGCCACCTAACCCAGTATCGTCAATTAGTATCTTGTTTACTCTATGCTTTAAATCTAACTCTTGTGCTCTGCCTGCCGTGAAGAACTCGTCTTTCTTTGAGTGTGCAACTACGTCCCTTACTATTATCAAGTCCGATTCATGTAACCATTCGCAGACTACTAAAACCGAGTAATTTGTTCCATATCTTGCCACGTCTACGCCAGTTTGCATGTAAGAGCGGTTATTATGGACGGGAACGTTGAAGTCCTCTACATTTATTCCCATGCTTCTTTCAACCAATCTTAAAGGAATTAACACATCTACTCCTTCTTCTGGGAACTCGCCTAAGACTCTGGCTTGGTAGATTGGACTGTTTTCTCCCCATTCTCTCTTTCTGTCCTCTATCCAAGACGGTGAGACGAACTTTGATTTGGAACAAGATAATGTTATCGTTTTCCAAAATTCCTTATGTTTGGAGAAAGCATCATAAAAGTAGCCAACTGGATTGACTGGATTGGATATCATCAGGATTTTAGCGTTGGTGGTTAGTGCTCCCTCAACTGCCCCGAAGATATTTTCATCGACTCCATTCGCCTCATCGATGATATACATTATATTCTCAGCGTGGAAGCCTTGAAGATTGTCTGGCTTATTTGAACTTACTCCGATTGCGAACATTTCAGTTCCGAGAGTCAGTTTTGTATCTAATATTTCGGCACCCATAGTCCTCAATAGGCTCTTGTTATACCATTTGTGGACTTCGTGCCATAATATCTCTTTTACCTGTCGCCAAGTGGGTGCGGTTGTTACTACCTTAGAGTTGGGATGAGTGAAAAGAAACCATAATAGAATAACGGCGGCACATGCGGTTTTACCTGTCCCGTGCCCAGATTTGACTGCCACTCGGTTGTATATGGCAATATTGTTGAATATCTCCATTTGTTGTTCGTCTGGCTCAAAACCTATAGCCCGACAGAACTCAAGCGGGTTATCGTGCTGTGCTTCGAGAAAATCAAGTGCTTCCTGCATTTTTCCTCTCCTTTAAACGTTTTCCGAGTTCTTCGAGGAGAGTGATATAACCCATAGATTCAACACGCTCGGTTGCTTTGCCCCTGATTAATAGCCAGTGCCTCATTAACTCTATCGTGTCATGCGTTGATAATCCTTCTTTCTTCAGTTTCTTTTGTAGGGGTTTGAGTCCATCTCCGAGTAAACTTCGGGCTATTCTTTCTTGGGTGGCTACTATATCAGTCAGCTCATCGTCAAGTCTAATCTCGTGCTTTACGTTGACTGACTGTCGTTTTCCTTCCCAGTTGTATTTGTGATACCATTCCCAGAGAGTTTGTTTAGAGGGGTGTCCGCCGAGTTCTTTGCTTATCTGCTCCATGGATATTCCCTCTATCCATCGCTTTAAAGCTTCATTTTTAGTTGATTTAGGATATGGCATCTAATCCCACCCATTTATACTTTAATTTGTTGCCTTCCTTTATAGGTTTGAGTCCCTTGAAGAATATAGACGGATTTACGCTCTTGGGGTTCTTCCATGCTTCTTCCATATAATCCTTAATCGTGTAGTCTATGTGCTGAATCCTGTATCTTCTGTCTTGGGTATTCCACATGTCCGCTACATGCTGTAATTCCATATATGGTTTTATCTCCAAATCCTCGAAACCGATTGTTCCCTTTTCTTTGGCTTTGAAAAGTAGTTTATTATAACACGATAGTTTTGAGTCCATATCGGGTATTTCGCCTTCTAATATACCGCAACAGGCATAACCGTCTCCGAGTGCTCTTGTTTGATTCTCGGCTGAAAAGAACTGTAAGTTGTGTTTATGTGCCAGTTCCTTTATGTTCTTCATTATCTTAAGTTTGTATGTATATGGATATTCCTTGTCTGCTCCCCTCGTTTCGCCTAAGGTATTCAGTTCTGTCAATACGTCTCTGCCTAAAACTTTGCCCAATTCTTTCCACTGCATCTTTACTCTTGAAGTTTGAAATACCGACAGTTTTAAGAATTCCACTGTTACCGCATCCGCTCCCGCCTCTTTAATAGCACCCATATAGTTATCTAATGATTCGTTCTCAAATATGCTCGGTATAAATGGTTGTAATCTCACTATGAGTTTCTTGACATGGGGACGCAGTTCTTTCATGGCTTTTAATCGTTCGGAGGGTAATGGTGCCCGTGGTTCGAGTTTCCTTGCCAGTTCATCATCTAAAGTTGTAAGGGTTACTTGTAATACGTAATTGCCCTTTCCGAACAGTTCTTTATATTCCACTGGCGGATTCTTTGTGCTGAATATGGCTGGATAATGGTATTTATTTAATAGTTCTAAGGTTTGCTTTCCTATTCCGTGTATCTCTTCTTCGCCCTTAGGAAATGGGTCGAACATTCCGCCTATATGTAGGGGTTGTCTTACGTTGAATAGAAATTGTATCATACGATTGAAACCGTGTCCGTGCCCGTATTCATTTCTAAGGTATTTTTCAATAACATTTAATTGTATATGCCCCTGAACCTTGCCAAATACTTTATCTAAGAAACTTGCATTAGCGAAGAATTGTGTTAATGAAAAACAGTATCTACATGAATGGGGACAACCCTGATAAATATCGAAACTTAAAGCGTAGGGGCAGAAATAAAATTGGGAACTAAGCTTTAGATTGTTAAATTTCTTCACGTTATCACTTCAATATTAGCTCTATTATTGCGGCTTCCCTTCGTTTTGCTTGTTTTTCAGCGTATTCAATAAATATGTCATGTTCTTCTTTTGTGAAGAATAATGTCTCGGGAAAGATTGCGTTTTTATTATCAGATTCAAATTCCCTATCGAACATGCTCTTATCGTCATCTGTTGACAGTAAGGCAGACAATTCTAAATCCGAGAATCCCGTTAAATTTATCTCAGTTTCTCCGAGTTCTTTGATTACATCCTTTAATTTATCGTAATCCCATTCGCCATGTATTTTATTTAGAGCAAGATTTAGGGTTTTTTCCTTAGATTCGGATAGATTAACAACAACAACTTCGACTTCTTTTGCTTCTTGTTTCTTTAGAACTTCGAGTCTTTGGTGTCCGCCGACTACTTTGCCACTTTTTTCATTCCAGACTATCGGTTCTATGTATCCGAACTCAGTAATGCTACGCTCTAATGCGTCCATCTGTTCCTTAGACATCTTTCTTGGATTATTGTCCCACGGAATCAATTTCTCAATCGGTATTTTTCTAAGTTCCACACACTTCGCCCTCGATTGTTTCGTTTCCCTTAAGATAGTCTTCTATGTCTGCTATGGCTTTCTTTGCGTTTTCTATCTCATCCCTATTTGCCTTGAATAATGCCTGAGTCTGATTCTTATTCAATTTATTCACTTCGATTATTGTTACCTCATACTCGTTGTCATTTATCTTTTTAGTGTTTAGTTTCTTTGAAATTATCATTAGTCTCCCTCCATCTCCACTACTACTCCGTAGGGTATGTCTTTTGCTTCAGTTTTCCTTTTAGGTTGTCCAACGTGGAATCGTTCCCGTATTACGAATTCCTCTGTGGGATAGTCTCCGAGTTTGGCTGTGCTTTTCGCACCGCAAGAACAAACGAGAACTGGGTTGATGTTTTCCTTAACCTCGACTTCAACGCTCTTCCCGCAGTTTCCACACCTAAGGTTTAGTTTCACGTTTAATGTCACCAGCCTTGAGTCTCATCTTCATCTCATTCTTTCCAGCGAATGGATTGAACATGAATACTGGGACGTTAATCGTTACTCCGTGCCCCTTTTTGCACTTATATTTATACATACTCGAGATGTGTTTGCCGTATTGAGTTGAGTTTGAATTCTTCTCTATTACCTTATCTACCCCGAGTAATTCCAAGTCCGAGTATACCGATATTGCTTGAACCATGTGGCTTTCTTTCCAGTCCGAGAGGCAACAAGCCTGACAGAACCCCTTACCAGATTCCATAGCCGTTTTTATATTCTCGTCTATAAAATCTGCTATCGCTTTATAGTCATCTAACGATTTCTCCATCAAATCACCTATTATCTTGCTCCTATCTATGCCGAGAGTTGAGGCTACTCCATCGACTTTATTGATTAGTTCCCTGTCTTCAGAAATAGAGATTACTGTCTTTTTATCAAGATTACTCATTCTCGGGCGAGCCATGCCTAAGTTTAGAACAAGGATGTATTTAAAGCATTAGCTGGGTTTAATAGTTAAATGGAGAGAGTTGGAGTTGCACCAACGTTCTCAAGCTCATGAGGCTTGCGGGATACTGCTTCCCCATCTCTCCGATGCGTCCGAGGAGATTCGAACTCCCGTTATTACGTTGGTGGCGTAATGTCCTGCCGTTAGACTACGGACGCTTGACATAGAATCCTTTTGAAAGAGGCATCAGTCATATCGCTTTTTAGATATTCAATCATTCTCTTCCAACTTTCGTTATTAGTGATATCTTGAGCCTCAAAATTCTTTATCCAAGTTAATCTGCAATTCTCACTGCAAAATCCTAAAAAGTCTTGTTCTTTATGACAGTATAAACAAATAAATGGTTTCTTTTTATCAGTCATTATTACACCTCAACAGTGCTTTCCCCTTATTACTACTTCCCTTATGTTGTTCTTCATCTTCTTGTGAACGTGATGTCCCCATTCAATCCATCTGGGGCTTTTGGCTATGTTCTGCATCTTGGCATTTATATATCTCAGTTTATTCTTGAAGTTCTTATCCTTTTCGGCTCTTAACATGTCCTTGACTTCGTGCTTCAAGTCTATGAACCAGTATCGACAATAAAGCCACTTATTCACGCCACGTTCAAGTAAAATTTGTCTCACCTTGTCTGCTTGGGCATTTGTTAGTCCAAGTTCCTTTTTGCAATCTATCACTATTAACTCGGGGTGGTTCTGCGGGTTATTCCAAATCGTCTTTTCGTTCATCATTTCATTACCTCTATTCTATGAATCCAACCAATTTTTTCTGGTTGATATAGCTTATTTTTTATTAACCAATCCTTGAACTCTTGTTTGTTCAAAGGACTCTCAAGTATCCAATATTTCCTAACTAACTCATCTATTGATATTTGCCTCGGTTCGGAGAGCCTTACTATAAGTTTGGGTTCTATTGATATTGATTTGAACCAGCTACCTTTAACAACAACATACTCTCCATCGTGTTTCTTAGTTCTCCAAGTCGTCGTCTTCTTACCCATTCTTATCCAATCAATACAGTCTGGTTTGAACCATATTCGTTTCATGAACTCACCGTCCGTAGCTTCTGCTCTAACCTCTCACCATAATCTTCATAATGCTGTCTATCAAATGAATCAAGACTACTCTTAATTCGCTTCCATCTTTTGTAATCTTTCAGCACTTCCTCGAGGGTTTTATTGCGTTCATCTTCCCGCTCTTCCCTTATCACCCACTTTATCCTATTTGAGACTTCTATCGCTTTCCCGCATTCTGGGCAGGTTATTTCAATCAAAGTATGTTTCGTCATTTGCTCAACCTCACTTCCTCGCCATTTACATAGGCGGTTCCGCATTTTGGGCAAATAATCCCTCCTTCGCCCTTACTATCAATAAAGGCACCACAGTTGCGGAATTGCCCAGCACCAGCGAATTTAAAACCGCATTTACATTTCATTTACTCACCTCAAGTATATGCGACTTGGTTTGTGCTTTGTAGTTTAAATTCCTCGTGTAGTCTTGATAGAAGTTCTTTTAGTTCTATCAACACTGGTTCGTTTATATCACCAAAGGATACAACCTTAGTCCCGACTATGCTTACTACAAAAACATGTTCTCCTTTCGTTATGCCGTTCTTTATTATATTCAATCTGCCGAGTAGTTGTTTCTTACCCATGAATGATTCGGTTAGATTTGTTTCCCATGTGTCTTTCATTTATTTCGCCTCCCAATACCAACAATTATTCAACTGTTTAATGCTCCTTTCCGTTACTCTCTGTCTCCTCGCTCCGCAGTCCCATGCTACTGCCTTGCCCCATCTGTAGATTATCTTCTCTTGATTCTTACATTTGAAGCAATCTGGCTTGTGGTAGATAAGTTCCATATAGTTTTCTCCTTAATCGCTTTAGGTAATTATGCCCTTTGGTGGAATGAAAGAATCCACCCAGACAGGTTGAGCATAGTTTCTTATGTTCTCTGATGTATGCCCGTTCTTTTACCGTCAATATCTTCTTATACATCGTGTGGTTATTTGGTGCGAAATTACCCCGCATATTACACTTCGAGCATATACCTATCTGTCTTGTTGGCATATCAACCACTTATGTGCATGTCCTTTACTCTCAGTCCGTTCCTGCATAGTTCTGGATAGAGTTTGATTTTGAGGACACCTGGCTTAATCGGTTCGTAACCTCTTTTGGCTTCGTAACCGTCTGCTCCCTCAATTGGGTGTCTCAGCATACCGCCAGTTATGCCGTATAGTCTTTTCCTCTGGGTTAACATATATCTGCCATGCCCCGCCTTAACTTCATTCAATAAGTCGGTGGCATACACTAACTTATGTAGATGTCCCATGAGATAAATGTCGGCATCGTTGCTTCGGGATTTAGCAATTATCTTATTGAGAGCCATTCCGACTGTTCCGCCACCACCATTTCCGTGTGTGCTGTATAGTGTAAAGTTAGCGATTGCTCTATTTTCATTCTTTACTTTACGTTCAAATCTCAATAAAGTCAGTGCTTCCCAACCGAGATATTTCACTCCGAGAGATTTTGCTAAGTCCAAATCAGGGTCGTTAAATTCTCTGGTGGTTAATGTATCACCATGGTGTCCTGAATGCAGTCCGATTATCTTGTCTTTGATTTTATCGAACCATTTGTAGATATATGCATATTGTTCTGATGGGCGATATTCATCTATTACTCTGTAGTCATATCGTTTGTCTATTGGATTAATGCAGTCGCAATAGTCTCCCATTCCGATAACAAGAATTTCTTTCTGTTTCTTAATCCAATTTATAGTGTCCTCGAAATACTTCGTGTCGCACTTCTTGCTACCATAGTGTATGTCGCCTATGGGTATTATGACAGGACGATAGTTCCTACCACGATATCCAATATTTACTACTTGAACTTCCATTATATCACTACCTTATAGTTATTGACGTAGGGGTTTAAGATACTGATGGCTACATCCCTCGGAATAGCCAAGCCGATTGAATTTCTTTCGGCTGTTGCTGTTTTATACCAAGATAGTTTCTCTACCTCGGCTGGTAATAGTCCTTCTTGTCCTTGTTTCTTCATTCTTAGTTCGTCTATTTCTTGTCGTGTTTTGATTAAATACTCTCTCAGTGCCTTCATATTGAACCGATAGAGAGTGAAATCCTCTACGAAATAATACCATAGTTCGTCGGATGTCGTTATAAATAGGCATCCATTTGCTCCAGTCACTCTCCCGATTTCAAAGAAGAAATTAGGTAGTTTGGTGAAGTCTATTTTTGCTTCTATGCTAAGTAGGATTTTATTTCCTGATTTAACTAAGAAGTCTACATCTTGTTTTTGATATTCTAAATCCTTCCTAACATCCATAACTACCCATGGGTTTCCCCCCCACGTCTCTGGGTTGTTGTTGACAAGTCTCCGCAGTAATTCAACCTCTACTTCATCGGCTCGCTTGACGTCTCTCTCAAATTGGCTCGGGGTTTCCATTTAACTTACTCCGAAATCTTCTTAACTGCTTCGAATAAGACAGTTGCTTCTTTTATCACTGAGTCGGTTGTCTTCTCCTTATTGAATAAAGGATTTGACACGATGTTATAGGCATGTCCGAGGCAGTTCATAAAGGTTATTTTGTCGTCCTTTACTGCCCAGACTGTCTTCCCCTTACCGAGTTTCTTCACTTTTGTTCCCTCTTTCTCTGGCGTGTATTCGGAATCCACTACTGGTTCTTCTGATTCTAAGTGAGCCATAATGCCCGCAAACTCAGTTATGATTGGGTTCTTCCCCGTCTTGCTGTCCGTATAGTTCACGGTTATTCTCTCTCCTTCTACCAGTGTGTTTCTGATTGCTTCACAGTGTTCCCTGCTTTTGTCGAAGTAGGTATATTCGGTTTTATCCAGTTTCAAAACGAAGTAGGTATTCCCAGTCCTTGCCGTTCCGAGTTCTCCCACCAGTTTTATTTCCCCCTCTACTTTCATGCTTTCACCTCTTTCATCCTTCTGACTTTTCCTATGGTTTTTTTCACTTGTATCGAATCTATGGGTGCAAAATTAACCCCAGTTTTAACGAGTTCTCTTGCGTGTTGTAAGTTGTTGGCTTCAACTTCGTAGATGTTTTCCATAGTTAATTTTTCGCATACTGTATATTTTTTCACTTAATCAACTCCTTACCGCCGCAACGCACCCCTTCGTGGAGGATGACTCGGGAGTGATTCCTAAGTCCATCGTTGCGGTATCGGCGAGTTTTCGGGTATATATTACCACTTTATGTAGGCATAAACCATGATATATCGGTTAAAAATGCCCTAACATCTGTCATGTGCGGGAAAGTCGTCTTTCGTTACTAACCCGTTTTCTTTCACGTATCCCCCAAGGCATGTCCAAGTGCAGAATATCTGGGTTCTTGTAGCATCCGTTGTTACTAATACCCCAGTTCCCCGCTTTACGTCTCTCGCACAATAACTACAGTTCATTTTTCTATCAACTCCACTATCTTTCCCTCTTTTATCTTGTTCCTTAGCCAGTCTTCCGCTTGGTTGAGGGTTGCTGGGTATGTATATCTTCCGTCACACCAAGGATGTGGCTCGTTTATGGTTATTCTCACGTTATCACCCCGTTGTCATTCTTTGTATCATTTCGACTATTCTGGCTCTCTCGGTTTCTCTCGCAGTTCTCATTAGATTTAAAACCGAATCATGCGAGTAATAGATTGTTCCGTCTTTTCCTTCGATTATGTTTCTCACGGTATCACTCCCTAAGTTTGCAGATTACAACGAATCCGCACCCTGGACATACATAATCTATATGTCCTTCGCCCTGCTCTGCTCTTATCAAGCGTTTCTTGTCTACTCTGCGTTTGCAATCCCTACACCAATAACTCTCTTTCATGCTATCCCTCCAGCAGTTTATATGCTCGTTTCTCCGTTGTTGCTATGACTTCTTGACATTCCGAACACTCGTATTCTAATCCGCCATCACTAACGAATTCCTTACTATCATCATCGTAGCCATCCTTGCTCATGAAAGTTCTGTATTCTCCAGATTCCCAACAAACAAGTGCCCTTACTGGTTTTTTACATTTCGGACAATTCATCATTCCCACCTCTCCCATGTATCTCCATCGTCTATTGTTCCGATGTAATAATCTCGTATTCTGCTTATTTCATATAAAGTTAATGCCGCACAGTCTATTGCTTTTTCTTTTAGTTCATCCAACATCCAGGTCGGTGCCGTCATTCTCCAAGAATATGCTCCATTTTTTACAAAGAAGATGTCGTCCCTGAAAATATCGGATAGTTCTTCCGCTAATATACTTACATCTTCTTCGTCGCTGTAGCACATATTTTCCTCTCTATACGGATAGTATCTGAACACTTGCACGTGTGATGTTTCTTTCGGCTTTATTTTTCCTCTTTTAACTAATTTTACCCCATCTATCTCATATACTATGTCCTCTTCTGGTTCAAGTTCCGCAGTTACTACATACCTGCGTCTCTTAAGTCCGTTGATTAGAATCTTCTCCGTGTCCCTGAAAACACAGGTGAGATTTCTCGAATCGGTAGAACCAACCAGCATTTTTCTGCTCACGCTTTCTATTCTCGCAAATAAGAAACTGGCGGAGTGCTTGACATAAAACACTTTCTTGTCTGGCTTGTGTATGATGAATACCGACAATCCCCCACCGAGTTGGTTTAATGCGGACTTGATTGCCTTTATTAATCCCTTCTTGTAGTATTTTTCCAATAAGACTCCTATCATCTGGCTATCTACCGCACACTTTACCTTATACTTTTCTTCCAGAGCGGCGTAGTTGTCTATTATCCCATTATGAGCAAAGATGAAATGCTCACTCTCGAATGGGTGGGAGTTCGGTTTACATGGCTTCCCAGACGTTGTTGCTCTGTTGTGCCCGAGGAAAAACGTTCCCTTCAGTTTATTCTCGAATTGCTTTTTGTCTGCGAGAGCATATTTGTCCCCATCTTTTATTATCTCTACCCCGTCTGTTACTCCCCAACCGTCTTTGTTGTAGTCGTTTCCCTGCCATAGCATCTCATTTAATTCGTGTATGGCTTTCTTTCCCAAGTCCTTATCCGATGATATCAAATGTAGTTGACACATGTTATTCATCCTCCCCGCTATCGCCGTCATCTTCATCTTCCTCGGTGCGTTCTCGGCTTACATACTCAACCGAATCGTCCTTAAATGCGTTTATTCTTCCCTTAATGTATCTATCTAAGGTGGTGCTTTTTTTGGTGCATACCTCTAACCATTTTTCGTAGGTTAGGTTCATTATATCTGGGAGTTCTGCTTCAAAAATCAGCCACCTTAGGAAGTTTCTATGAACTCTCAACCAGTGTATGAATTTTCTCCAGTTGGTTGTCCCTGCGTGTAATCTAATCTCTACCGTGTTTCTGTAGTATAGAGAATGCAGATTTACCCAGTGATACCTTTTTCCGTTGTTATCCATTTTGTAGTTTTCGGGAATGTCGTATTCGTTCTTAATCCGCTCATCATAATAGTAACTCAACAGGCGGAACATCCCCCGTGTCTTTAAAATTTGGTTCGAGTCGTATGCTTTCAACGATTTGCAGAAATCGTTTTTCCTTCTGCTTCCAGGCACCATCTTAAAGAAGAAATCCTCTGCTCTGATATACCCTAACAATATCTTCTTTAGGTTTATTGTCGTTATCAAGTCTGGGTGCATATATAGGTGTGCGTGGTATCCGCATGATGAATTGACTTTACATGCCGTTGCAAGTTTCTTCATACCGTCCTTTATTAGTCTTCTTTGTTCAGTCTTAGTCATGTCAAACGGTGGTATTAAGAACTCCTTGGGAATTCCGTGTCCGTCTATAGAGGCATCATCGGTTATTCCCCAGTGACGCAGTTCGGGGCACATGACATCCAGTTCTCCGATAACTAATGTCTCGAGTTCTGCCCCTGCGATGTTGAAAGAACTCACGGATTTTCGCAGGTTCTTCTCTTTCACTAACCAGTTCTCTTCTACTTTTCTATATACGTTTCTTATGCCGTCTTTCTTCACCCATTCAACGTAACAGTCTATACATCTACAGCCAGGTTGTTCGGCATAGTCTTCCCTGTCAAATACCTCCTTACAACCCACGCACATAAAGTAACGTTCACCGAAACAAGTCGTGCACAAGTCTATTTGCTTAAACCAACTTCGGTTTTTCTTATCCAATTTACCGCACTGGGAACAAACAAAGTAGTTTTTCACGCATTTTTTACATATCCGCATTTTATCGAATCTGGCGAGTCCCTTATCCTTATCTGATTCTCGTCCACAATCGTAACACGGACATTTAATCTGTTCTATTATTGCTACTGAACGTGTTGGCATTCAATCATCCCTCAAGTGCGTGTTCTATCATGTATCGTTCTGCGAGGTTTTGGCTCAGTTCCTTGTCGCATTTTTCAAAAGACAGACTCCTTAACAAGTCGTCACGGTTTTCCTTTCGTTTTCTTATCTGATTCATCTCAAATCACTCCCGAGCATTACGCTCAACCTAATAAAGCGGTTGGGGTATATAAGGATATGCCCAAAAACGAGCCTCGCTTATAATGGTTTTTTGTGTGGCGGGGGCACATAGCGATTCTTGATTTGGGAAAAATCGCATTATACTTTCAGCTCATCCATGAAGTTTCTGATATATCTTCGGCACCATTTTGGTTGATTAAACCCTCTCGCTATGCAGAATAATAGGTATCCGATTTCATCTTCACCGATATGCGATTCTGCCTTCTTTAAAATTGTGGCTATCTTCCTTAATTCGCTATATGTATCCTTAGCAAAAATGGGTGGCTCATTAAGACGTTTTAAAATGTTAGAATCAGAGACGTATTTATAAGCCATCACTGAAGAGACTCCGAGTTTTCTTCCTATGTGTGAAAAAGGCAATCCCTCGGCTCTTAATTTACGGGCGTATTCAACCCGCTCTGTTAATTTTTCTATGTTTTCATCCTTACTGAACTTAGGCATCTTGACACCCGAGTTGTTAAGCGGGTTTTATTAATAAAGCTTGGGTTTAAACTGTTCAAAACATGCCAGTTTTCGTTAACCTTGTGCCGTTAATCTATGAAAGGTTAACAAAGTTAATCGGGTTGGCTCACGCTCAGGCTCATTAATAGATATAGTTAATAGTTAATAAAACAGTTAATAAAGTTAATAATATATTGATTAATTAGTATCAGTTTTCATTAATCCCTCATTAACCTATTAACCTTATTTTGGGGTTTCTGGGTTCGTCTCGGTGCCATTAACTTTGTTAACCTTTTGTAGATTAATGTCGAAAGGTTAATGCTCAATAATTCCTACAAGTTTCTTGGCACTTTCTGCCCAAGTCCTATCTTTCACATCTATGAGTCTTTTCTTGTCCTCAATTTGCCCTCTGTTCTCGTAGATATCTCTCAATAGCTTGACAAGGTGTTCAGAAGATGGCGTAGCGAGATTGACTTCCTCGTATAAATAGTCGTTACCCGAATATGGCTCTAAAGTATAGTCAATTAGCCACCCATTTTGACTGTTTACGTAATCTAAATGTCCTCCCCAGTTTGTTACCATATTAGGAACTCCGCATGCCATCGATTCTAAGGCAGGCATATTGAAAGCTTCGCCTTTGCTCGGATATACCATCAAATCTTGTGCCCGATAGAACTCTGCCATTTGGTTATCTGTAAACTCACCCATGTAGAGACTCATCGCTGGACGTTTATTCAATTCGGGTAAGTTCAGTGTCTTTAGTGATTCGTCTACCATTTCTCTTGATTGATATGCCATGTTCAATTTGATATTGAGAGCCACATCATCTTTATTGTCAAAAGCGGTGCAGTATGCTTCAAGGAGATATTGGAGTCCTTTTCTGTCATTTTTTCCCTGTGCCCAGCCACCAGCGAAACCGAAGTTTAAACCCCGCTTTTGATTCATCTCCATTTTGTTACCTACCGTTGAAAAAACTTCTGGGTTGAAGCCGTGAGGGATTAAATCTATATCCGCTTTACAGAATTTAGCCCTCTCTACCAAATCTTGACAGAAGACAGAGGGAACAAGAACTCGTTTGATATAGCCTTTATTCAGGACATCAACCCAGAATTGAGGCAACTTATCGCCCTCATAAATAAGAAATCCGTTGAAATTATATTTACTCGCACTGAACAAGTCCCAGAATGGCGGGGTGGTGATACAGACTAAGTTATCATAAAGTTCATCCCGAGATAGATGTTTAGTTTGAAACCCGTGCCCATTTAGGGATGCCGCTCCGATTGTCGTGAACTTAGAACAAGCTAAAGCTAAATTAGAGGTATGTTTGGCATAACCCGATGTTCCCTGATAGCTTCCAAGAATACTTATCATCTTAATCCAGCCAATAATCCTCTGATGTAATCCTTACTTGAAGCGACTTTACAACTCTCGATGCTATCTTCTAAACTTTTGATTCTGGCTTTAACCTTTTCTTTAGTCATTACGTTCTTTTCTATCAGTCCGTGTTGCTTTCCAGTATCGTAACTATTCACCATAGCTTCCGCATCCCTCTGAGTTATCCCCAGTTGATAAGTCGTGTGCTAAGGTATCTAATGCGTGCTTGAAGTCGCTTAAGGATTTTTGACTTTGGCTTCCCCAAGATTCTGTTTTTCCATCGATTTTTGATTGTCTCTCTCCCATAGTTTCACCACACTTACGTTTTGTCCTTTGAATCGTTCTGCTCTTTTTTTGTTGGTTTCAATTTCAAATATTTCCCCCGTATCTAAACAAACAATATCTCTCCTGAATCCAGTTTTGTTCTCAACCGCTTCCGTTATGAAGTCGTATCCTTGTAATTTTAACCAATAGCAAATCTTGAACTTCTCAAACTCATGTTCCCAGGAGTTCATCGGGGTGATGTAGATAGCATTCTTGGCACGCTTGATATAATTATTACATCCAGGCGTATGAAAACTTCTCATCACCGATATTTTAGCCAATAATAACTTCTTTTTCATTCTGTTCCTCTATTAGTAATGTGACTCTGGAATTAAGATACCTCAATCCTATTTGTAAGTCAGTGAGTTGGTGTCTTAGTTCTCTTAATTCTTTCCTTACGTTTTCTAACCCAGTCATCGTCTTCCTCTTCGTCTTCTTCTTCAGGCGTATCCATAATTGTCCCAGATTTTCTTTTTTAAATCCATTCCGATTAATATTCCCCGTTCCAACATGTCTTTAGCTAAATCCGTGTTGAAGCTTTTTTTATCCCTTTCTTCCGTTTCCACCAAATGTTCTATTAAATCTTGCAAGCATTCATGGTGCTCGTTGACTCTGACTACCAGTTCGTTCAATTTCTTCGTTAGATTTTTCCTTCTTCGTGCCATTTGAGTAATCTCTTCTTAAGCCAGATAGTGTTTTCATTAACCTGTCTGACGTATTCCGCAGGTGGTATCCTAACTCCGCCAGATTGTGCCTGAAGATGCCAACATAGTGCTTCAGGAACGGTGTATAGTTTATATCCGTTGACTCTAAGTTTGACTGTGAAATCTGTTTCCTCTCTGAATCCAGACATTCCGAGGTTTTCTGGGTGTAGTCCGACTTCAACTGCCGCTTTCTTCGAAAAGAGGAAACTGCTCCTAAGGTGGTGACTGGGTATGGGTTCAACACCGTAATAACTGAATCCACCATCGTCTTTAATCTCGACATCATCCTTGAATATTAACTCGTTGAAAGTATTTAAAGCTTTACGTCGCCAAATCGGTTGTCCGAGAACTGGCACGATTCCACCAATAGCACCCACCTTTTCTCCCTTGTTAGTTAGTTTGTGGTAATAATAGTTTAACAGGGATAGATAGTTTTCGTCCAATACCGAGTCATCATCTGCTCTTAGACATAATTCAGATTTAGATTCCAATATAGCCATGTTCCTACTTCTACCTATTCCTTTCCCAGAGTCATCACGAAGGTAGGTTACCCCATGTCCATCAAACTTGAATCTCATCAGGATGTCATTAATCATCTTCCACTTTCTTGCGTCCTCTCCAGAATCGACTATTATTAAATCCCAGTCATCAATCGATTGATTCCAGAGACTGACAAGACATCCGTAGAGTTCACCTGCTCTGTTTTTTGTGCAGATTTGAACCGATATGTTTTCCATTTTTCCTCATTCCAGTGTAGTTGTCTCCTTATTAATTCCCCATGTCTTTTACAATAACGAATGAATGGTTTACCCGACATGGTGACATAAGTGACTGAATCTTGACTGCAATTATTATATTCGCACTTCACTTCTTCACCCGATAAATACATGATTGACAGCAATACTCTGGTGGGCATCGTCTCCAATATTTACATTTCATTTCTCCAACTCCAAGTATAAAGAATCGTCTTTTATCTCCCCCTTAACCAGTTTGTATTGCCCGTTAACCCCAGCATTATCACTGTTGTAATCTTTATGTAACCAGAAATCAAAACTTTCTGGAATGAAATAATGGACATGTGTCGGGTCGATGAATGCCCATTTGCCAGAGATTAAAGGCACGGATAGTTTTAACCTCCCGCCGATTTTAAGTGTCCTATAAAATTCATTCATTACAAATACTAAGTCTTTAATGTGCTCTAAAGTCTGCTCGCAAAATATCTCATCAAAAGTATAATCATTATAAGGGAGTCCTTTCTCTATGTCCCTGCAAACATCTGGATTGACAAAAGGATTGCAGTCTAAATTGATATATTCCCCCATCTTCTTCTTACCGCAACCGACATTAAGTTTCATTCAAACCACTCTTTAATTACCCAAGCGAAAAGATAAATCAAGAACATGATTGAGAATATCAAGATGAACATTTCGGGAACTAATATCCATGAGTTAGGCTCGTAGTGACAAGCTATTCCACCCTGAGCAATTATTATAAAATCGTATAGCTTTATGCCACATACTATTATTGCCGATAGCATAGAAAGTATAAATGCAACAAGCATGTTTGTAGTCTTCATCATTCGAATACCCCAGCTAAAACTCCTTCCGAATCGAATAGATAAGTTGTGTCTATTGGAGTAAATTTCTTATAACCATATTCTTTAAACAAATCCTTCCACCATCTCTTAGTTCGGCAGGTTATGTGTGTCTTGTCCTTCCTGCTCGCATCAAACACGAAATCCTCGCCATCTTTCGTGCAAATCGGTATCTTAACCAGCAATTTATTCGCCATCAGATTTAGCAACAGCATCCTAATACTTTTCTCTTTCATATGTTCTAATACGTCCAAGAACAGAACGTAATCGAACTTAGTTGTGCGTATGAAATTATCCCAGAACTTATCTACATGAACTATTAATCCCTTATTCTTTAAAATCCTATGCCCCTCTTTCAAGGCATAATCACTGATGTCTGTTCCTATTGCGATAACTCCATAGCTCCTTAACTCGCTAACTAATATCCCCATAGCACAACCATAGTCTAAAACAAACATTCCACCCAAATCGAATAGTTTGACTAAATCATTTGCGACTACTATAGTTTTTGGTGTAACTTGTTCTGCATAACCATAATAATTGCTATCTTTTCCGTCTTCGAAATATGCTTTGCCGAATTTCAAAATCCCCACTTCTCCCTTAATTTTTGTAGCCCGTCTTTGAAATGAATATCGAGATTGGTTCCCCATAGTCTCTTCAGCGTTGTGCCGTATTCGTGCTTGTGGTTTAACTCCTCGCACATTTTCGGTTTGAGTCCAACATGCTTCATTCGGATACAGTAATCGTCCTCCTCGTAACCGCAGAAGAATTGCTCATCAAAATATCCCACTCTTTCTATTGTGTCACGATTTAGATAGCAAAAACCCATTAAACCCCAATCATATTTGAATATCCCCCTTTCCTTTACGTCTGCGAGTATAGTTGAGAACCCGACTCCCGCTTCCTTCGCAGTTTTCTTTAGTTTATCAATCCATGTATCATCTTCTAATACTATGTCGTCGGATAGCATAATCACATCATTCGGAGCGGAGATTCTAAGTGCCTTATTCCATGCTCTGACATGTCCAACTCTATCTGATACGATTATTAATTCGTAGGGTGTGTGATTGTATCTCGTGTTGTTCTCAATAGAGTCTAAGCATCTCTTAAGAATTTCCCTGCCCTTGGTATCGTTGTAACTAACTACCGCTATTGTTATCATTTCTTCACCCAATTCCGTCTGAATTCTACAAGTTCATATACGGGTTCTTCACCAAATCCTTCAAGTTTAATCGGTTGATAATCAAACCAGTGTAGGTGTAAGTTATCCTCCGCTCTGTCTCTCCACGGGGTTGTCCAGATTATTCGCTCACCATATTCTTCTAACCAACCGAGAATTTTTAGTGGTTCTTCGAGGTGTTCCAAAACCTCACTAATGATTATGAAATTGAAGATTGGGTTTGGCTGCCAATCCAAGTATTCGCAGATATACTTTTCTATATCTTCACGAATCCACTCTACTTTATGCTCCGTGTCCTGTGTAGAGGCGTATTGAATAGCCTTTTCAGAGATATCGATTCCAGTGACTCTATGTCCCAAGCGAGCCAAGACTCGGCAAAGTTCTCCCCCACCGCAACCGACTACAAGTATCCTCTGATTTGGCTGTATAATTCTCTCTATTATGTGAACGTCATACTCCTTGAGATTTCGGTGCTTATCTATCTTGTCAATAAAGTCCCGCTCATAGACTTCTTTCTTGTCCATATTATTACCCCAGTCCAGTAGGTTTTTTGTGTCCGCCACTTCCGAAACATAGTGGGCATCTTTTTGGAACTTTGTCGCCGAGATAACCCGAATTAACTTCTACCCAACCCCTTCCACCACAACCCCTACAAACAACCCAATTATCCATTCCGTGTATCCAAGTCATAAAAACTCCTCATGCTCCCTCGGTTGCATCAAGTCTTCTATCAACATGTTCTGCTCCTTGAAAAAACAGAGTCCGCATTTCTTCGTGTTAAATGGTTTCGGGTTCGCCCAGATTTGCTTGATTTGAGTCCAGTGCCCCATTCTGAAGTCTGGGTGGAATCTTCTTTCGAGTAGGGGATTGGCTGAACACTGGTAAAGATATCCATCACTATATAAAAATGGCTTTAAATATCCCATGTAGCAGTTAGTATGAGCCTCGTATTCTTTAGACTGAAAAAAAGTATTCGGTATACTTCTAATCATCTTAGGGACTTCTTCCCTTGCCCTCTTAATAGATTCGACAGATAGACAATTCGGAACGACTCGAATATACTTTGCCTTATACTTCTTAGCATAATCAGCTATCTTCTTTAACATCTTGGCATTATATTCCTTGGGTTGGGTGTCGTTCCAGACATAAGAGAAACCGAGTGTGCATGTATCGGGTAACTTGGGAATGGTTATATCCGATACTTGCTCAAGACAGTTCATAGATATTCTTATCCACATCAACCTTTTTAAACTATCGGGTGTAAGTGCTTTTAGATTGGTTCCATTTGTTATCAACCCGCACTTGAGATGAAAGAGTCCATCTGTAATTATGAATATTAAGTCGTTTATATCCTTATACATCGTCGGTTCTCCGCCACCAGTGAGTTCGACTGTCTTCAATCCGAGGTTCTTAAGTGCTTCTATCGAGTCTTTCATCGTATCCCACTTCAGTTCGTTCTGCTCTCGATTCCAGACACTACAAAAGGGGCATTTAAGATTACAGACGTCGGTTGGCGATAACTGTAAAGATTGCGGACGGAGTTTACCTTCCTTAATCTCCATTATTTTTTCTGGGTTTCTGATTAACTTTGATGCCGTGCTTGTATAGATTCTTTCCATTACCATGAAATACTCCAAAATGGTGGATGACTTGTTCCGCATTCCTTACATCTGGGTTCCATCTCTTCGACATACATTACGTCTCTTGCTTTAAATAGTTTCCTAATCTTTTCTCTTACCTTCTTATTGTCTCTTTTATATTTAGTCGTGATGAATACTTCTGGTTCTTCATCAGCCACTTCGAAATTGTTTCCAGAATAATACGGCTTAATGATATCCCTATTCTCACGTATCAAATCTTGGATTTCCTCTATTTCCATTTAGATTACCCCCAATATTTTTAATAGCACCATCAACAACGCTGGCGGAATCAATAAACAAATTCCCCCATAGATTACGAGTAACGCTGCTAATGCATCTTTTGCCCAATCCCATAAATCTATTTCTATTCGCATCATTTCACCTCAACTGTGGAGAATGCTTTCTCCCCGTATACATTCTTTTAATGCATCCAACATTTGTGCTCTGCTTATTCTCAAACAAAATTCCTTCGTCAGTTCTTCAGTTGGTAATGCCCTTATCCTCGCAAGTTCTGTTCTATACCATTTCTCACGGGCATCAGTTATCTTCATATTCTTATCTAACGTTAATGAACCATGTCTCATATCCAATCCCTCAAGATTTCAATCGGTTGCTCTCCTTCAAATGGTTTAACCAAATATCTTCCATATAAGATATCTTCACAGTATCTTTTGTAATCGGCTGGATTGTGCATTTCCCATCTGGCTTTTTCAGTTCTCCATTTATTCCGCATGTAACAATAAAGTCCTTTAACGTAACCAAAATGGTATATGATTGGTTCAGTAATGGTATATTCATTAGTTCCTTGCGGTAGCCCGTGCATAGTATTGGGTGGATAGTTAAGCCTTTTTGTGAGTCTGTTTTTGAAGATATGGATAGGTAATGTGGAGTCGATGGTAACCAGATTGAATATAAAATGGTATCCGATGAGGCTAATGGCGTCGTAACTCTTTGTGATATAGTCCTTGATGAGGTATTTCTTCTCCCCCAGTATTTCATCAGCATCAAGGTGGAGTATCCAGTCGCCCTTCGCCCGTTCGATGCCGAAGTTTCGTGAGTCTGTGTAAGAGTAAGAGTCTCTCCATCTCTTAATGAAACAGCGTATCTTTTTATCATCGCCATACCACTCTTGTATCTTTAATGAGTCGTTGCCATTTGAGTCGACAATAATTATTTCATCGGCTAACTCGTAGACACTATCTACGCAGTTCTTTAATAAAAAGCTATGCTCGTCTTTGGTTAAAATTATCACACTTAACATTATTTCTCACTCAGTTCTTTCAGTTTTCTCTCCCACTGTGGAAATACAACATCCCACGAGTAGTCCCGAATAACTGCCCTTCTTCCGTTCTTCCCCATTTCTATCCTTTCTTTCGGGTGCTCATACATATAGGAAAGTGCATCTGCGAATTTATCCTTATCAACCATCGCTCGTTCTACGTTATAAGTTCCAGTTATTTCGGTAGATAATGGAACGGCTATCCCTGCGTTGTTGTCGGTTACTATCTCCTTAGTAGTAGTGTAATCTGTTATGACGCTCGGCACTTCGCAACTCATGGCTTCTATTGTTGGTATTCCCCAGCCCTCGCCAGAAGTAGTTAACGCATGAACATCGAAAGTATTGTAGATTTCATTCAAGATTGATTCGGGATAGCCACGATAGAACTTCATGCCCGTCCAGTAGACTTTATTCTGAATCCCCAATCTCTTTTCCAAATCGTCTATCAATAGTCCTGGATTTGCGTTGTCGTTTTTATCCGAATGTAGAAGTAAGATTGAGTCTGGGTGTTTCTTATTAAAGGTAGCAAACGCCTTGAACAGTTCTGCCGCCATCTTCCTGCCTTGAAATCTCATCACCGCTCCGACAACGAAATTGTTGACTAAATCTACCCCGAATATTCTGCTCCATTTTTCTTTAATCGCAATTTTATCTAATGGGTGAAATATATTGGTGTCTGTCGCATGCGGTATGTAATCGACATTCTTAATTCCCAAATCAGTTGCTTGCTTCTGTGCGAACTTGGACATGGCAACTAAGGAATCTGCTTTATCAGTTACATTCTGGTATCCGACGGGCAAAGTCGCCCCACCATCGCTTGGGAAATACATCAAGAATTTAATCGGTGCCATGTCGATATTTCGAACGTATTGAATCATGAAGATATCGGATAAGACAAAGAAAATATCTGGCTTAACCATGTTTAGATACTCTGGGAGTAATTGTTGCCCAAAATCGTTCTGACTTGCGTTGGGTAATACTGGAAAAGGAATCTCCGTTCCGTCCTCAAAAACAGATTTAGTTAGAACTTGTCCCCAGTATTGCCAAGCGAAATAGGAAATGTCGTGTCCTTTATTAAAAAGTCTTCTTGAGATTCCCCTTAATTGGTTAGCATATCCAGTCGGAATAAAGGGACTGTCACCCATAAACATTATTCGCATTTAGATACCACCAAGACATTTCCAGACTTAACTATGTCGACATCGGACTCTTTCCAATCTTCGACAAAAGCAGTGGGAATCGAAACACCATAGGTGACTCTATCTTTGTAACCAGCTATAACTCGAACTCGCATGGGAGTATATACTCATACTATATATTTAAAGCAGGATGTGGACAAAGAATTAATCTTTTGGCTAAACCTAAGATACATTTTCCATTACCTTTAAAAATAGTGTAGTGGGACTTCCCTTTAGTCTTCCCAGATTCGTTCTTCTTTCCACCATGCGGTTTTCGACAGTTGAACCTGTTCTTTCTCTTGTTGCAATACTTACATTCTAAATTGCACTTCAATCCACCAATCTCCAATCCGCCTCGACTTTAGTCTCATCGGCTAAGATTTATGGATTCTCGTTCTTCAATTTTACTCACTCGGTATATTATCTGAAATGATAATATATTACTATTTATGATAATATAACGGAAAAAAACAATCCGTTCAAGGTTAATATCTACTAAAATCTAATTTAGTAGTTACTTGCTCTCGTAACCCCAATAAGCTCCGACTATTGCCCCAAACAGTGTAATTACTGGCTGAGTTACTTGCGGAACTACTGGAACGGTGAACGCTCCCGCAACTGCGGCGGCTGCTACACCAATCACTAAACCTAATCCACCCTTTAATAGTTTCTCAACTTCCATCGTATTCACCTCGGTTATTGTTGTCACTAAACAAAAGTGGTTTAGTGCAAAGAATTAGCGTAAAATCGCCTCCAGTTTTAAGCTGTAGGCATCACCTAAGGTTGTATCTTGAGCCAGAGCCACTTTAAACCTTCGTTCAAAAGTGCCGTTCCGCCATATGCTACGAATAACGCATTAGCCGATTCGAAGTCCATGCCTAACTTAGAGGCAGTAACCCCGACTATTGCTCCCAATACTCCCGAATAGATAAATTGTTTGAAGCTAAATGGTGTGACAGTTTCGGTATCGTGCCTGAGTTTATTCACATACCCCGTGATACTCCAACCTGCTCCACCTATCGCTCCGTAAAGTAAATCTTCGAACATTTTAAATCAACTCCATAATTGTTTCCCTTCATCTCTTGGGTTTAAGTTACCACCCTACACCCAAGTCGGGGACATGTCGAATCCACGGTTGTGTCCAAACGTGGAGATGCAATAACTGCGTTGGCAACAAAACCACGATGTTATCGCCAACGCTGTCCGCCCCAGCGTCGTGTCGCTTGCGGACTGGGCATGCAAGACTTATCCGCTAAGTCTTTAGTTTATACTCCCTCCATATATTTAAAGCTATGCGTGGATGATATAATTTTTACCAATTGTCGTTCCTTGTGTTGAAAATGCATACTTCTGGTTAAAACTGAACCAAATCTGATTGGTGAAATACATCGGTTCGTCTTTGTAATTTGGACGGCTGTCGAAAGGGGTTATGTCTGGATAATAGCACCAGTCGCAAACTTTCCAATTCTGCTCAATAAACGGTTTGGTTAATTGTGAATCAGAAAGGTAGGTTAAATAACAGTGCCCGCCACCCTGAACATCTCCAGCAGTTAATCTTACTCTCCAATAAGGAACTCCCGCCGAAACTGCGAGGTTTGCCATCAAAATAGCTCCATCCTCACAATCTCCCCTTCTTTTAGCCAGAGTTTCAATCGGACTTGCCCAGTATTCACCAACCTTATAGGTGTTTGTGTCCGTATCGTAAATTATGTTGTTTTTCACCCAGTTCTGGCAAAATAGCATCTTTTCATCATTAGTTCCCCCTAAAACTGGACTCACTATCAATTTAAACTCGTCTATCAAATCGTTGAAGAAAAACCACCTAACGTCTACTTGAACCCCGCTCCACCAAGAATCGTATTTGATAACGCTTGTTGGATACTTTGAATTCCAATAAAGTTCATTTTGGTTAGGGTTTTTAAGTTCGTTTAGTTCTTTTTCGAGGTTACTATTAGCTAATGAGAGATTGCTGTTCGTAGCCTTGAGTTGTGCTATCACACTCTCGTCTGCTTTAAGTTTATTCATCATATCTGCGTAGTTCGCACATACTAAATTCCTTATGAATTCACACATCTAATCACCATAACTTCCCGAATCGCTTGAATCCGAGATATTTCCATCAATTGCGTAGTATTCCGAATTTGGATTTAAATAATACCCAGCACTCAGTTTCTTATCAGTCCCTATGTTTACTAAATACATATTCTTAAGTGTATCTTGGACTGCTTTATGTCCAATATCTTCTCCCATTTTTATAACCTTAGATAACTTGCAATTACCGTTATGATAATAGCAACAAATATCGCACCGTAAATTGCCCGATTTACCCACGTTTGCTGTTCGGCTCTTTCGTCGAGCACGGCAAGTTTTCTCCCGTGCTCTTGGACGGTGCCGTTGAGTTTGTCCAACCTGCTTAAAATCGCATTATGTGCCTCGGTATTGCTGTCTGCCAAGTCGTCTAATTTCTGCTCTATTCTTGCTATGCTTCCAATTTCTTTCTTATTCATTTCATCACTCGTTTATGTTTACAGAATAATCCTGTCGTTCCGTTATGTAAAGTTCAGTCGTGTTGTCTTTGGTGAATGGTGTCGCAGTCTCACGCATGTAGAGAGAGCCAGATGTGCTTGAGTCGAAAATACCAATCTCTGCGACTTTGTTGTTGTATAAGTCAAGGGAATAATCCATAGTTCCCGACGCCCAGACGCTTCCATTCGTGTTTGAGGTTAAACCCAACCCGCTTGCGAACCCGCCTGCGTCACTTCCTCCCCAGTGGTAACAGTTGTTCGGCATACTTGTCCCAGAACATTTTAAGACTAAATGGTAAGATGTTCCAGAGGTTAACAGTGGTGCAGTTGTGAATGAACCAGTCTGCCAAGTGTATGTTCCAGAATAGAAATCTGGAATAAGAATGCTTCCACCAGTTACTAATGAACCAGAAGGTATCCCGCTTGCGTCCGTTTGAATCTGCATTAGAATATCCTGAGTCGGAGAACCTGCGTTATACTTAATTAATACCTTAGCTTCGACTATACTACAATTGAACGGTGCGGTGAATTTCTCTGATAAGTATGTTGAGCCACCGAAAGTATAATCAGTTCCACTCGCCCCATAGTAGTAAAGTCTTAATGAGTTCGCTGTCGCTTGGTTGAATCGCCATTCCGTTGTATTCTGATTATTCGTTCTGTCTTCTGTGAATGATAATCCAGAACCCCGAGTTATATTTGCGGGCATCTTCAAGTTCGTGTCTGAAATCAAAGCAGGTATTGTTGAGGTTCCTAAGTCTACCCATCTGTTTGCTGTTCCCGAAATCCAGTCTTCTAAATCTTTTTCGCATCCGCTTTTGTATATTGTAGTCAAAGTCATACTATCACCTTAATCGTTACTTGCATAAATTAAAACAGCATTAACTGCCACTCCGTTTCCAATAGCAGTTAGAGTCGCATCGGTTGTTGTGAAGTTGGTTACTGAATGGGTATGCTGGTATTGGAATGAAACACCGTGAACGTGAACCAACGTTGGACGATTTACTCCGCCTATACCCAATCCGCCACCCGCATCAGCCGCCGTATTTTGTTTTGAAGTTTGTTGTGAGACTCCAGACGGCAAATTATCGGTTTCTTTTGCGGTTTGTGTCGCTTTATCATAATCAATTGTATAAAATCTAACTTTAGTTGCTGTTCCAGATATACTTGGAATCTTAACAATATATTTAGTATTATTGGTATAAGCAATAACCCCATTTTGTAACGGCATCTGAGCAGTCGTGCAAGTCAAGTCGCCGTTAGCGTCAGTATTACCTGAAAATGATTCTAAATGTAGATGATAACCTTTTAAGTTCATATATAAATCACCGAAAGATTTATTGCAACCGAACCTATTGCCGCACTCCCATTATTAGTCAAGGTAAATAATGAACCGACATGAGAGTGGGTATATTGATATGCAAAGTTATGGGTATGTGTGCCATCCGCCTGAGCTTGTCCAATTCCTCCTGCTCCGCCATCAGATTTAGTCGAACCACCCGCATCTGTTGCCGCTAATGAACCGCATGAACTGATTCCGCTCGGTAAATCTGAAATTGTGCTACCCGTATCAGTCGGTTTGTCGTATCTGACTGTCCAATATCTGACTGTTAAAGAACTGCCAGTTAAACCTTGGAAAGCGGGAATGCAACCAGAGGTGTTCGAATGCATGGAGATTGATTGACTACCAGTTGGAATCGCTTCTAATACAACTGCTAAATCTCCGTTAGTATCAGTAGCCGAATCGAATGTTTCAAAATGTAATAATCCTTTGTATTCAGTCATTAAGTCACCACATATAAAATTAATAATTCTACTGGTAATGAATTTGCCGTAGCCACAGTCATATCCGTAGCAGTAAATGTTGAGATATTATGGGAATGGATATATTGGAAAGGAACTGCATGGGTGTGTGCTTGTGGAGAAACGTTATCTATATAGTATACTATATCCGCAGTTCCACCAGCAGTAGTGTTTTGTATCGTTCCAGTAGCAGTTACTCCAGTAGGCACATTATCCGCATCAGTTGCTGTTGAACTCATCTTATCATATTGGAACTTGTAAAATCTAACTACCAAACTTGCCCCAGTTATGGACTGGACTTTGGGAACTACGTTTGCCGTATTTGAATATACCACGAACTGAGTGGCTGTGTTTGCTGGCGTCGAACTTAAAGTTACTGTCAAGTCTCCCGAGCCGTCTGTGGTTCCCGTGAAATGCTCCATGTGCAGTTTCTTACTGCTGAAAGTTGTCATGTGCTCCCCACGATTGCCCAAGCGTCTGCGTTTGAGCCTAAGTAAAATGAATTTATGATTGAATTAGTCGGGTGCCCGATTATAAAGGCACTTCCCATTCCCCTCGTTTGTGCTATTAAATGCGTGTGAATCTTGTAATTTAATGGATTTATGAAAGACTTTACCCACTGGTTTAATTCAGCCTCTCCCTTGAATTTCTCTTCTAACTTGTTTATCCTATTGTCCAGTTCGTTCAGATAATCAACCATTCTATATTCCTCGTTTCCGACTACTAATTGTATTCCCCTCTTAAGCCCGAGTATCTTCACTTCTTTTATGATAAAGGTGGTATTTATATCATTCACTGCGTCCACAACCGTCACTAATACGCCTGGAGTCAAAGTCATATCTGTAGTTTCCAAGTTTCCAGTCCAAAATGGTTGGGAATAACGACTTAATAGTTTGTTGGCATAAGTAAGAACATCTGCCCTTTCTTCTATATTCGGATTCGTCTCCATGTAATCCTTCTCCCCGTAGATAACCATGGAATTAGCATCCTCTACCTGAATTATGTTTTCTACAGAATAGTCGTATTCAGTTATCCAAGTAGAGCCGTTAGGTGGGACTGATAGTTTGATTAACTTTTTCAAATCCACGTCGACTATATAGTCTGGGTTGATTGAAGCACCAGACATGCCACCCTTTAATTCAGTTGTTCCCTCCATTATCCTGACGAATGTAACTGGCTTCTCAAGTAGGGTTGCCACGCTTCCCACCCCATCGAAAGTGAATATCGAACCACCACCCGTGAACTTGTTTGTCTTCATGTTCCTAATCTTGCCTAAAATCTTTATCTTGTTCTTCATCTTCGCCCTGTCCTGTCTCCAATTAGCGAGGGTTCGGCAGTTCGTTCCAACTGTTAGGGTTATCCCCGAATTTGTATTCCCATATGGTTCGAAGTAGAATGTTTTTGTTATCGAATCTACCCTGAACGTCCAATTCATTAACTCTGCCAATTCTTTTATCACGTCGAATAAATATCTATCTTTGATTCTATATTTCTCTAAGTTTTGAGTCGTTGAGGTTATACCCGCAGTGCTGAAATCTGTATATTTTGATATCAAGTCAGTCACGATATACGAAACGGTGGCGTTGGTGTAGTTCTCGGTTATGTATAAGTGATTTAATGAGTCGCCTATCTCCTTGACAGTTATTCTCATGTCCGTCTTGTAATCAATATAATCTATCCTGCCTTCGAACACTTTCGCACCAGCATCGAAGATTTTGATTATATTCCCTGCGTCTATATCTGGGTAGTCGTCAATCAATTTCTTAATGGCTATCACTTCCGAAACTCCGACTCTCTTATCGAGGGACGCTTTCTCAACATTCCAATCTAAGATATAATTCATGAGTTAGCCACCGCACCTATTGCCCAGTCCTGAGTTATAATTGTTGGATTGCCAGATGTCGCAAATTTGATTGCCTTTATATCGCTCCAGTCTAAAGTCCCACCGCTTGAAATTGGACTGCCCAAATCTATGCTTAAAAGATTCCAACCAGAACCTATGTTTGTTTTAACGTATCTATTGTAATTTGTAAACGAAGTATCTGAAGCAACGTCAATCTCCAAACTTCCTATTGTAACACTCGGGTTTATCCAGCCGATTAAGTCCCAGTTTGAAGCCAAAGCTCCCCAAGATTCCGTAAGATTTGTATTCTGAATTGCGGTTGAACCACCAGCACCGACACCATAAGAACCAGTAGTTATAGCAAACTCGGAAGCCACTTCAGTTGCAGTTAAGTCTCTATTCCAAACCTTGAAGTCATCTATCTTACCACACCAATAATAAGTGCTTACCCAGTTGTAGTATCCAACGAATAAAGAACCAGTGCTTTCGGTTATATTGGTGGTTGCGGTTGAACCGATTAAAGAACCGTTGATATACAATCTTAGAAAATCGTTATTCTTCCAAGTCATAGCAAGATGAACCCATGAATTCTCGGGCACTTGCGAAGATAAGAAAGGGAGTGCATAATTATTAATGACTACATATCCAGAACCTATATTCCGAACATCTAATAACCAATCGTTACCCCCAGATGTTTTACTCCAGAGATGGTTGTATACATTAGCAGTCGCATAATTACTGCCATTAACCCAGCAACTTATACTCGCAATACTGCCCAAGGTAGAATTTGCGGTAGACATCATATACGCACCATTTGGATACATGCACGAGCCGAATTTTCCTATATCGAACCGTCCAGCAGAATTAGATAACGTTCCAGTATAGTTTCCTTTTTCGTCTGTGCAGGTAGTCCCAGCCTCTTCGAACTTATACCAAGAAACTAATCCAGATGGTTCAATATTTCCACCAGCAGTTCCAGATGAGAATTGAATAGAATTAGCGAAAGATGGTTCTATCTTAGTCGAAGAAGTAGTAACATTCCCACCGCTCCATGCTCCAACCTCACTCATTTTTAACTGCGTCGGTTGTCTTCTGATTATCGGTATGTCCCAAACTAATGCCACGTTCTATATCCCTCAATTGTATTCTTATATTTCCCAATTCCAATAATATCAATCTCATGTATTTTTCGTTGTCGTATCTTAATCCCTTTAACTCATCCAACTCAGTCATAAGTCCTCAATATCCCCATACGCAAAATCTATTCTTATATTTATGATGCAATTACTACCAGTGTCATTTACTCCTTCAGTTGAGTTAGAGAACCATTCCCAATTTGTTATAACCACGCTTTTAGTTCGTGAGTAGGGCAATTCTAACGATTTGGCAGTCTGTCGCCCGTTACATAAGGTATCTAAGAAGAGTAAAACTGAACCTATCCCCGACGGAGTTGATACGTATTTAGTCGTTAATGAAATATCCTGACTTGTTCCGTTCAAATCATAGATTAATCTTGCCGATGCTCCCGTTCTTGGCATAGGAAACGGTAGCAATCCGCAATTCGTTCCTTCTTTTATATCTTGAACTTGTCCTAAATCCGAACCTGCATAAGTTATATTAGTTGCCATGTTTTTACCTCATACGATTGATAGTCGATACGCTCATAGTTCCTGTCGCCTGTGCGTTGTAAACGGGCATACTCGCTATTCTCTGAGCTAAGGCGTCTAATGCTCCCTTTGCCTGAGTCGCCGCTCCACCTATAGTTCCGAGACAACGGACTATCACTCCGCCGTATTCAGTCGTCTTCTCGCTCATGGTTTTCCAAGTCGTCTGCCAAACCTTTGCGAACTCTTCTTGAATCGACTTGTTCTCCGTAACTGTATTGCCTTGAGTAAGTATGCCTAATGTTTGAATCTGAATAGCTGAAGCCATAGCCTCATCTTCTGCTTTCTGTTGTGCTGTGGCTGCTGCTTCGGCTTCTTTTTTAGTCGCTAATTTATCTATCGCCTGATTGACTAACTCTATGTTATCTTTCGTTAGAACTGTAATGTTTAAGTAATCCATGGCACTTCTGAATAGCTTTTTAGTTGAGTCGTCAACAGTCCCTAATACTGCTACGTTTTTAGCCATCTCTGAGTTCAATTCAGCCATTCGGTTTGAGTAATCTTTGTTACCTAATAGTTTGCCTATGAACGAACCCTCAAAGTCCTGAACAGACGGTGTAGGCAAGATACCAAGTATATTGCCTTTCTGCGTTCCTGAAGACGCTGCCTTATTCGCCTCTTCCTGTGAGCTTAGTGCAAACTTAGCGAGTGACTTAGCTTTCTCTGCTGGACTACCCTCGCTTAGTAACTGTTCTGCGGTTAGTGTCTCTCTCCCGACTTTCATGTTAGCGACTGCCGTTTCAAACTTCTTAGCAGCATCGTCTAAGTTTCCTTTAATAGCGAGTATAGTTAAGACTACTCCCGCAAGAGCTACACCCACTAATCCAATCGGAGATGATATAAACTTAAGTATCTGCCCCCCTACCCCACCGAGAGCACTCCATATAGCTGGGTTCGTTATTATATCCCAAATCTTAGTCCCGACTCCTGCAAGTGCCTTAGCTATACCGCTCAAGTCCAATCCCCCCAGTCCGACTGCCTTCAACAGAGCCGAGCCACCGAAGACTGTGTAGAGTCCTATAACCGCAGCCGTGATTCCACCTAAGACAATTAGTAAACTCTTGTCCATGCTTCTGACGAACTTGATAGCCATTATAAGAAAAGGAGCTAAAAGGCTAACCATAAAGGTAGCGAAGGGCATGAAAAATATAGTCAATAGCGTCCCAAATAGCTTGTTTAAGGCTTGAATCGGTGGTGCTATCGACTCCAAGAATGAGTTAGTTTTCTTGATTCCCTCCGCTATGTATCCGAATACTGCTAATCCGAGTATTCCCGCCCCAACGGTTTCAGTTGTTTTCTTGGCAGTATCGAATCCTACTTTAGCTACTTTAAATGCCTTTCCAACTGCGGTTTCCAATTGTTTCTCAAAGTCAGAATCAATCTTAATCCTGACTTTAAGTGTGTCACTAACCATTACTTCGCCTCAAGCTTTTTTCCCTCTTCGTCCATTATCAAGTCAAGTGCTTCGATTGTTTCCCAATCCATGTTATCCACCTGCTCTGGCGTCCAGCCGTAAGATGTCGCAAACTTGTGGTATTTTATGAACTTTCCAACCAACCAGTCTTGGGTATATCCGATGTAGATAGCACCCATTATTCTTTTAACAAGGTTGGTTTCAAGTCCAAAGGGTTTATTACACTCACTACCTCATACAGATTAACGAAGTCCTGAGCACTTAAACTCCATAGTTCATTCTCACTCTTTAGTTCTTTTGGTTCTTTAATTGAGAATAAGACTTGCTTAAGCTGTCCCAGTTCTGGTTGTGTCTTTCCAGAAATAGCTCCGTCTTTCGATAGAGTAGCGTTTCCCCTGATTGTCTCTAAGACTTCCGCTCTCTCTTTTGCGTTCATCTTGCGGAAAGTTACGTTAGTCCCTTTCCACTTACCACTGTCTGGTTCTCCTATCTGAATCTCGTAAGATTCCATACTGATTACCCCCTTAATAATCTGAACCTATTGCATCGTGGGCAAATACGGAACCTTGCAGTCCGACAAAATTCAGCGTCTGAGTCATGACTCCCTTGGTAACGGATTCTACTGGTGCAGAGTTTAGTTTGCAGTTGTAGATGTTCCATTCCACGTAGTCACTTCCAGATGTCCTGATTAACTGAGTTTGGGCAGTGAACGCAGAACCACTTCTTAAGTAATTCATGTATGTTACACCCGTCCCAGAAACTTCTATTGTTAACGTTCCCGAATGTTTACGTAGAAGTTCCGTAGGCTCAGCTATCTTGAACGTCACACCATCTTGGTTGATGTAATGTCTCACGTCTAAATTATTCTCTAAAGACATCTCACCGTTCAAGACTTCCGCTATAACGACATTATCCACAGTAACTTTCCCATTCTGGAACATATAAGGAACTTCGGCTGTATCATTTACTGAACTCCTTGCGACTGCTGGCGTAACTGTTTTATCCTGTGCCACCCAGTCTAATGTCAAGCTTACTGGTTCCTCCTTAGCGAACTTTAACGTAGCTTTGTTGATTTTTAATCCCGTGTAGTTACGTATTGTCGTGTTTGTTGCAGAACCTGCCATCGCCTGACTTACCTGAAAAGTTAGAGAGGGTATCGTTGCAGCACCCGTAATTGAGTGTGTCGAACCTGTTCTCCCATATCCACCGAAAATATATTTGAATATTCTCGCATTTTGCGGTATAATCTCAACCGTTCCCTTTACTTTCCAAGCACCTGGGACTAATTGAGAAGTATCCCTTCCGCCACCGACTTTAGCGATTTCGTGTATTGTCCTTTCTTCCGTTGGTGTAAATCGCTGAACTAAACCGAGCCATATCCTTGTCCCGCTCGCATCGGTGCCGTAAGAACCAGCGGCTTCTGGTTGATATACCACTTGTTCATTTTCTCCAATCCATACTGGCATATTATCACCTTTGTATTGTATTCATTCTCCTTAATAAAGACTACTCTGCTATGTAGTCAAAAGTTATTTCCATCTCCTTTCTCTGTATTCTGCTCTCATCCGTATCGAGATTTCGAGTGCCAACAACCTTATAATTGAATAAACCAGCATTCGTAAAGGTATCCTTGCTCATTCTCAATAACTCGACTATATCGTCTGCGAGTTGTTCTTTTATTAAATTATTCTTTGTTATTACCACTAATGTAAATCTTACCGTTTGACGTTGCATTAGACTCGTCATTCCGAGGTAACCATCGTCGAATTCGGTTGATGTTTTAACCACAATAAACGGATATTCAACTCTCTCTTGGTAATCTGGATATTCTGGGGTTATCCAGTGCGGGTTTGTTCTCACTGAAGCTCTCGGGTCGGTTAATCCTCCCCTAAGCATAGATAACATGAAGTCAGTTAGGTTCTCTATCGTGCTGGTTGAGTCTATAGTGGCTCCAGTTATTGTTAGTGTTGATGCCGCATTATCTGAGTCACTTCCGCTTCCATTAACCGCTCTGAAAGTCACCGTTCCTGCCGTTACCGTTCCTATTGCTGAACCCGAGATTACTTTTGAATAAGTTGAGTAGTTTGAGGTTGTTAATTGCCACGTTTTACCGTTAATATCAACATAAACCGCATCCACGCTTGTCATGTTAGTCGCAGAGCAAGAAGCGGTGAAAGTCGTATTTAATGTTCCAGTATAAGCATCTAATTGCTGGGAACTTATCACGGGTATGGCACTCGTCCTGAAATACTCGGTTTCGGTAGCCGCATTCACTCCAGTTGCTTTGGTGACTGTTAGTTTAGCATAGTATTCACCCACAGTCCCAGCAGTTACCCAGTTTGGTGCCGTTCCTGCGTTTATATCCGTCTTGATATTCGCCGCCGTGTCTGCGGTGAAGTTGTAAGTCGTGTTTAATGGGGTGTCCTGTAAGGCATCGGCATCATTATAAATCTCAATCTTTACCGTAACTCCAGAGGTTGTTTTAGATAAGGTTATGTTACCATTTATGTAAACAGTTGCTCCCACTGAGAATAAACTGCATTCCGTCGTGCATGCTGAGTCCGAATAGGTTATCATGTAAACATCACTTTTGCTGGAGTAGATTCGGTAAAGTAAATAAACGCATTTGAAGTATTAAAAGTAATGGGTGTGAAGTAAATATAGGCATCTCCAACTAATGGTGCTGGGACTATTATATCGAATCTTGCATAGTCGAATCTACCGAAATCAAATACGCCATCGTATCCATCGTAATTCAAGTTTGTCATCCAAATTTCAACTTCTTTATGTTCTTAATTTTAGTTATTTTGTAAAGGTGTTGCTTTCCACCAACAATCTGAGTCCCATAGGGATTTGCTACAAATGGTGTTGCTCTAAATGAGTAATCCATAGTTGTCAGTGTTATACTGGCTTTTGCGGGGATGGAGATAAATGGTTGTGCCTGAAACGAATAGTCCATCCCCCTTAAATCTGACGAATTAGGCAAGCTCATCTTGTTTCACCATAATCATAATATTTAAATCATCTAAACTTGTTATATCCCCGAGTTTATCTAACGCAACTCGTTTTGCTTTCTCTTCGGCGTTCTTAGCATCTTCAACTGATTTGTTAACTAAGTATCTGTCAACCTCTCCTTTCAAGTTATCTGGTTCTTTATTGAACTTAAACATGGTTGCTTCATTACTGCCCAAATCTACGATTATCCTAATCTTTCCAGCCAAGTCCGTAAATTTATCAATTATATCATATTTCATGTTTAAGCCTGCGTTATAGTCATATCCTCAACATAAACATTTGAAGATGCTGATACGTAATAACCCCATGCCTCTATTTGGACTACACCGTCTTCTGTTGGTGTGAATGTTATTGTTAATTCTTCCCAGTTGGTATCGTTTGCTTTTGTTGCAATAGCATCATTATCAACACCAGATATTTGTCCACCACGACAAATAATTAGTGCTCCGACTGTTGATGCGTTGTCTTTCTTCATATATGCTTTGACGGTTACCAAATTACCCGAAGTTACTGCTATCTGTGCTATTGGTAGAGCGATTGGATTTTTAATGTCTCTTGTTGAACCCGACGGTATGATTTTCCACATTAATCCAGTTCCGCCGACTCTATCAGTTGCTAATGAATTAATAGTTCCGCCGTCAGTAAAAATCCAGTTGTTGCCCGTTGTTCTATCGTGTTTTTGTGAATATAGATACGTTCCGTTGCCCGTTGGTATGCTTGTTTCAGTCGTGTCGTTTATTGTTGAGTTTATAAGATAGTTAGTATCTATTGAGGAAACACCAGCATTTGCATTATTGGCTGTA